GCCTTGTCATAGGAAATCGCGTCATTGTCCACGGCTTCGCTCCTCCAAGATCTCTTTCGCGGTGTAGATCTGCTCCGCCGTGACCCATTCGCTCATCGCTATTCCCGTCGCTATTGCTAGTTCGACGAGAATTCGATTCACACTTCCGGCGGCGTAACTTTTGGGTCTTCGTCTCCAGTCCGTACGTCGGATACAGTTTCGCACCATATTTCGAAAGGTTTGACCGGCTTTCCGCCGGCTTCGCGTTTCATGGCATTCCATGCAAGGAATAAAAGATCGGAGATTCCGATTCTTTCCTGCGCTTGCGAAATCGTGTATCCAGTTTTATTCTCCCACTTAGCCCATTCCGGCGGTTGTGCCGTATAGGTTGCAGTATCGCCGGACATGTATTCGATGGTGATAGGTAGTTTCATCTTTGCTCCCGTTCGTATTGGTTAAGAGAATGTCTCTGTTGGAGTTCCGTTAACGAGCATAGTCCAAGTATCTGTCTGTGCGTCCGGCGCGGTTGCACCGACGGAAGGAAATACTGGAAAGGCGTTAAAAGTAAATACTGCACCGGTTGTCGCGGTAAGTGAAATTGCAAGAGCCGTATTAGGAGCAGTCTCGCAAGCCGTCCACATAGCCTCGAATAGAGATGAGGCGGCGCCCCAGTCTGCAAGAAGAGACATGTTGAGAGTCCATTGATCGTCGATATGCTTGTAAGCCTTACCGTCGAGTGTTTGATAAGTTGTGATAACCGGCGCATTAGTTAGCGTCACGGAAGTCGTCTGAGCGTCATAATTTACGGTTGCTATCGAAAGAACTAGATCGCGACCCGTGATGATTGTTGTTGGCATTACTTTGTCTCCTTAGATTGTCTGTTGCGTGTAGTAGGTCGAAACGGATAGATCCGCGATGAGTAAATTACTCGCGCCGACTTGCGTGATTGTCGGACGTTGGACGTCGCCGACGACGTATCCCGTAGGCATAGCCGCGAGAATGCTGATAACTAACTGCTCGAGATTATCGAGTGCGCCGGCGTTTGAGTTATAGGCAACGGCGGCAGTAATAACGAAATTAATCTTAACCTTGACGTTTGTTTTTCCGATAAGAGTCGTTTCGAGATACGGCGAATCTGGCACAATTACGCAAGCCGGAGGAATGACCGTCTCGGGAACGCTTGAATAAACGGAGGCAACGACGCCCGAAAGAGCAGTCGCAAGAGTGCCTCTAACGTTTGTGGCGATACTTGTAGGCGTTGGCATTATTGCGCCATCGTTGAAACGTCGATGTAATTGCCAAGAAGTCCGATAACGCGATTTTGGAGAGAGCGTCCCATTCTGTATGGGCTCGGTTGAAAGTCCACGCCTTCAATTTGTCCACCGGCGGCGGTTACGGATTGAAAGATTTCCGTTGAGACGATAAGAACCGCTTGTTCGACTGCCTCGGTGTTTGCGTAAAGAGTGGCGGCGTTGGCACCGGATAGATACGCAACGCCAGCCGGTATCACCGGACGGAAGGTGATATTTGCATTAGTAATAGCAGAAGTAAATACATTATATGGAGCCGGATAAGCATATGGAAGATATGGAAATGGATCATAATAATTCGATGTAACCGTTTGTGTCCCGTTGAATGTAGAAGGAACGCAACCTGTGACGATTACAGTTTGACCGGCGACGAATGTATTTGGCTTTTGAGTTATGTAATAAGCGACATTATTTTGTAAATAAACTCCAGAAATTGCATTCTGATTCGCGGTAAGAAGCGGAAGGATTACCTGTTCCGCGCTTGTAATAATTCCGTCAAGATAAGCGTCTGAATATAAGGAAACGGAAACGCCTAGCACGGTGCGAAGTTGTGACGCCGTAACGATACTAGGCATTTCCATTCCTTTCGTCTGCTCGGCTAGATACGGGAGCGCACCTAGCCGATGATTATTTGGATCAGGTTAGATTAAAACGACGGAGACCGCCGGCGAATACTGCTTGTGCTGCGATGTAACCGTAGAGCATGATTTCGATTTCGCCTGTTGTTGGAACATTTGTAGCAAGTTGAAGAGCAGGAGATTCGAAAATTTCAATCGAACGTGGCTCGATAATGAACGCTGATTCGTCGATTGAAGTTGAAACCATATTTGGATCAACGTAGTAATCCAAGCCAAGAACATTTCCGCGAATACTTGTAGGAATTGCTGATCCTGCATTATTCATCGGATTTCCAGCGTTGTAAATTGGACGACCTGTTGTATCTGTTGCTCCCATAAGAAGGCTCCAGATAGATGTTCCAGATACGAATGACTTTGCAGTCCGCTTTGTTGCGGTGTAAGCAGCAGGAGATTCTGTCGATACGAATGAAATAATACCGGCTGAATCTGCGGCTGTTGCAGTTGCTTGTGTACCGCCGGCAGTAATTTGTGCAATTACATACTGATCGGTTGCTTGTGCATAAGCGTCGCGAAGATTTTGGAGCATGATGTCATAGAAAGATGGATCTGATCGGTCGAGAAGTTCGACTGAATAGCGTTGGAATCCGGCTTTCTTGATTACTGTTGCATTGACGTATGCGCTAGTGATTGCAGTTGTTCCTGTTGGATCTCCGCCTTCTGCCACGGTTGCGGCAGTTGAATTCGCGGTGATTTTAGGGATTGAAACTGTCATTCCGTAACTATTAAGCGGACGTGTTCCACCGCATGCTTCAATTACTGGACGATCTGCATTTGTATTTGTTGCAACGTCGCGAAGATATGAAACTGGTGAGAAAGCCGGATTTGTTGTGAATGAATCATCGGCTGCTTTTACATATTGGCGAGAATCTTCGTTTCCGAGTCCTGCACGAATTGTATGCTCTAGGTAATTTCCTGGAGTAATGATTGGCGAGCGTGGCTTTGTGAATGCGAGAGGTGCTGAACCTAAGTTCACGACCTTCGCCGCTTCAACCGTTTCGGCTGGAGCGTCTGGAACGGTTGGAGTGATTTCCACTTCGTTTTCTCCTTCATTAGTTGGATTTATTTCTTCTGACTCCGGAGATTCCGGATCAGAATTTTCACTAGCCGCGACTGCGACCTTTGCGCTTGCTATTGCTGGATCTGTAACGAGTGAGACTTCTTTTAAAGAACTCGCTGAAATTGTGAGAACACCTTCGATGTTTTTATATTTTTCCGCAATAACTCCGACGCTGAAACCATCGCGAAGTCCGGAAGAAGCCTCGACAAGACTGTCATTTCCGGCGGTTGTGTTTCCGATTGAGAATGTCGCGTCGATTCCTTCATCTGTCATTTTGTAAGACTTGAGGAAACCGATTGGCGCTTCGCGTTTGTGTTCAAGAAGTAATTTTGTAGTATCACCGAAAGTAATAGATCCCGGAGTAAATAAAGTTTCGCCGGCAGAAGTTGAGCCGACTTCATTCCATGTCACTATGCGTCCGGAGATTTCGCGCTTTGGAAAATCCGTCGCGCTTACCTTGATTGAGAAGTTTAGATTCATTGGAGTTTCTTTCATCGGATCATCTCTTCTTCCATTCGTATTTCATCGGAGGTAATTGCACCTATATCGAAAAGAATTTTATAGACGTCGGCGCGTTCTTTAGCAGATCCGCGCAAGTAATCGTCTAAATCGAATTTAACTTCTTGAGAAGCCGGAACGAAATCATTAGCCATTCCTGTCATCGAAAGACGCTCTTCTATACTCGTCATGATGGAGCGAAGCGAAAAATCGACGAGACTTTCCCTCTGCGAATTGGCGTTGGAGTAAGTCATACTCGATCCGCTTTCGGCGTCCACGTAATAAGCCGGAATGCCACACGCGCGCGCGAGTTCGGTCGCGACGTAGGAACGTGCTTGATTTAATTGTAATTTCTCCGGATCGAATCCAAGAGTCTCCAGAGTTACGTCTGCATTAAGGAATGCGGTCGAACGATTGCGACGAGCCGAGCCCCACGACTCAAGAAGTTTTGCAATACGATCCGCCGGAAGAGCCGCGCCGTTAGATTTGAGAACCATTGTTGGAACCGGTTCGCGCGCGTACATTGTTGCAGCGCGTTCTAATTCTGCTCCGGCTTTGATTGTGCGTCCGGCGCGATTGAGAACGCCTTCATCGTTTCCGTAAAATACTGCAAGAGATCCGACGCCATCGTAAGGAACTGGAATTGAATCAACACAATAATATTCAATCTCTGTTCCGGTTGCATTTGTTTTAATTGTGACGCGCGTTGGATCTATTCTTTCGGCGCTTCGAATGCGATAGGTGTCCGCATAAATTTCGCTGATTCTTAAATATCCGTAACCATAGAGAAGAATATCTTCTGCGAGCCACGCATAAGTGGCAGATCCCGGGACGCGTGGATCCGGCTGACTGATAACACGTGGCGGAGTTTCCACACGCGCACCGTCGGCTTTAGTGCGAACCTTAAGCGGAATGCTTGCAACACTTGACGAAATAATGTTTCGGGCTCTGGCACATGTTGGAACCGACATGAATTCCACACGTGAAGCGGTGATACCTGCAACGCCGTAAATATTGTAAAGCGATGAGGTGACATTGACGGGCGCGAGCGACGCTTCGATGTCAGAGGTCGGCGCTACGGTTTGAGGCTTTGTAATAAATAAATCTTTGAGACCCATGCTCTAAATTGTAGAGCGCTCTTATACGCCTAGCCGAAGAGAATGTCTATCTCTGTCTCTGGGCGTGTCGCGAAGTGTGTGGCGAGAGCCGTTGCCACTCCGGCGCATACTGCAACGCTTGAGGCGCGCCGTCCGATAATCCAGCCTCCATCACCGACTGGAAGGCGAACGGCGGATAATATCTGCTTGGATAATTCTGCCTGTTTGCCGTGGATCAAGCGCTTTGAAGTAATTGCACCGAGTAACTCATCGCATGCTTGACCGTAGGCGTTGCCATCTACGTCAATCACGGGAATTCCTGCCGGTTGTAATCGCGCGGCGACTGCCGCACTTGTGCGCTTTGAAAAGACTACGTATTCCGTGAGATATTTTCTGGCATAAGGCGCGACGTCATTTGCTATCGCTTTATCGTCGAGTGCGATGGGATTGTGCCAAGTGTGAAGCAATTTGACCGTAAAAGTGTCGTCGGAATTTTTTTGTGCGGCAACCAGAGCCGCGTCACGGCGATCCGGTGAGCAGTCGATTCCGAGCCATGTTGTTTTCGTAATATCAAGATCGGCGGTATCGGATCCGCATTCGTCCCATTCCTTTTGAGGAATTGCGCTCGAGATTGTATGAACCCAACGACATAAGACTTCGGTCTGCACCACGTCCGGCGGATCATTGAGAACGGCGCGGATATTATCCTCGTGAATCGTATGACCTAGCGCCGGATTACTTGCAATCCAATTCTTCTCATCGGTAATCTTGTCCGAATAAGCCGACCATTCAAAGTACGCAATATCGTCCTCGCCTCCAGCCGCCGAAGCCATGCCGCGTTCGCGAAGTTGATTAAGAATTAAACTGTGTTGATCTCCGGCGTTTGAGAATGTCCAGAGTTGCGGATTCTTAGCCGCCATCATCGTGTATCTCATAGCAGACCACGCCTCGGTATCTTTGAGTTGTCGAGTCTCGTCCATGTAGACCGTCTCCGGCTTAGCAAAACCACGAGCCGCCGCGTTCGCCGCCTTGACCACGTAGCGGCAACCGTTTTTTAGTTGAATTTCCTCGGATCCATGAGCCCATCGAATCTTCGCAACCTCGGAGGCTAGGCGGTCGTTGCCTTCGATAAGTCCGACGACGTGCCGAAACGTTTCAAGCGATGTAGTAAGCACGTGAGCGGATCCAAGTTGTAAAGGTTCGCCCCATAAATACATTCTTCCAAGAATTGAGGCAATCATAATCGTCGATTTTCCATTCTGCCGAGCACCTACAACGCAGACCACGGGAGCCTTCCACCTGCCATCGGGCTTAACTTTGAGCGCATGTTCCATGACAAACTTTTGCCAAGGCATCATCTCGAGCCCGATTTCCTTTGAGAATTCAATAAGTTCGAAGCCTTTTGACGGTAAATCGTTGAGCCTAGAGTGGATTCTAGGCGTCGGAGAGCCTATTAGAGGAGTGCGGACGACCTCTTTTATAGGTTCGTCTATGCTCGTCCCTCCTACGACCTTGAGAGCCCTTGTAGAGCCCTGCTTAGCCTTAGTCATGACTAGTCGATTCGTTTTGAGGTGAAAAAGGAAAAG